ATCAAGGACTCTCACAAGAACAAGCTCACGCTCGAAGACCAGGCGTCAAAGTGCGATGCGCTCAAGGATAACTTGAGCACTATCAGGAAGACCCTGAAGAAGATTGCTGAAGAGAACTACGGCGAGAAAATTGAGAAGTACCAGAAGGTGCTCGACCAAGAGAACTCTACTAAGATCTCAGTTGCAAATCTAGAGAGTGCAAAAGTCAGAGTTTGTAGAGAGCTGGAGGACTCCAAGAAAGAAGTCGCACGGCTCGAAGACAGCCTCTTGGTGGCGAAGAACTCCGTGGTAGACATTGATGAGACCAACGAGGTCAGCTCTTTGAAGAAGGAGTTGGCATCTCTCGACTCCACGCTGAAGACTAGCGATCAACAGAGGATGAGCCTGAGCGAGAAGATTGGGCTCACTACTTCTAACATCTCTCAGATGGAGAAAGAGCAGAAGGAATATTATCGACTCATCTCAGACTGGGCAGTGTTTGAGAACATCATACTTGCTACCAACAAGAGAGGTATCCCACTCCAGGTCCTCACTAGTGAGCTGCCAAAGATAAATTCGGAGATCTCAAAGATCCTACAGGGAGTTGTTGGATTCACAGTAGAGCTTGAGGCAGACCACCAGTCGAATTCTATGGATGTCTTCATCAACTATGGCGACTCGAGGCGAATTATCGAGTGTGCCTCTGGTATGGAAAAGATGATGGCATCGCTAGCGATCCGAGTTGCGCTCATCAATGTCTCTTCGCTGCCAAAGAGCGACATGCTTATAATTGATGAGGGTTTCGGCGCGCTGGATGAGATGAATGTCGAGGCTTGTAACAGGATGCTCCAGAGCCTCAAGCGATGGTTCAGGGTAATCTTCGTAATCTCCCACGTAGATGCAGTAAAAGATGCAGTAGACAACTTTGTTGAGATTACAAGCAATGGAAAGGATTCTAGAGTATACTATGAGTGATTCAAGGAAGATTTTTGAAGTCCGCGGCGCAAAAATTGTCGTAGAGAGTAAGCTTGCTAACAGAGTTCCATTAGCTTGCCCAGTTTGCAAGATATTGCTAAGGGACAGAGATGATGTCGTGTCTCACGGATCTTACGGATGTTGCCGGCTCTGCGAGCTTGAGATAGCTTATCCGAACAAAGGGAAGTGGCTTCAGGGCTGGAGGCCTCTATTTGATGATTTGGAAGCCATCAGGAAAAAACGCAAGCAGGTTCCTAGTTATCTGATGAGGACTGAATCATGCTAAGCATACAACAGGTCAACCTGCTCGGTAATATACTCAACTCTGATTTCGGAAAGGCATCGTCTACCGATGGCACATATGGAATCAAGCCGCAGCTAGCAGGCAACAGACTAATAGTCAACTACAACACCATGGCTTATCTACCTGGCGAGAGCTCAATCCAGCACCAGATTCCTATGTTGGCTGACCAAGCTAACCAGAGAGTAGATAGCTTGATCGCCGAGATCAAGAAGAACTACAAGGAACGCGCTGGAGAGAACATAAAGCTTGCCAATCCGGGAATGTCCGACTCTGTAGAGTTCGTGCAAGCCTCATACAATAGCCCGCGCAAGGTTGTTCTCTATAAGAGAAAGTTCGTATATGATCTAGGGTAATCTATGAATCCCGTGCTTCAGAAGAAGAAGCAGGTCGAGGAGATTATCCGCTGCGGCAAAGATCCTGTGTACTTTCTCAATAAGTACGTCAAGATCCAACATCCGACAAAGGGAACGATACCGTTCAAGACTTTCCCTTTCCAGGATGATTGCGTAAAGGACTTTATCGATCACCGCTTCAATATCGTGCTCAAGTCTCGCCAGCTTGGGCTTTCGACTCTTGTAGCGGGATATGCTGTCTGGCAAGCCTTGTTTTATAAAGACAAAAACATACTAGTCATCGCGACTAAACTATCAGTCGCGATGAACTTCATCAAGAAGGTAAAAACTTCGATCAAAGCTCTGCCGCCATGGCTTGTAATGTCCCAAATCGTTGGAGATAACAAGCAGGCGATAGAGTTTGGCAACGGATCTTCAATCAAGGCAATCCCTACGTCAGAAGACGCTGGTCGATCAGAAGCACTGTCTTTACTGATTGTCGACGAAGCTGCGTTTGTCAGAGACTTTGATAATCTATGGATGGGTCTCTATCCCACGCTCTCTACCGGTGGACGTGCAATCATCTTATCGACGCCAAACGGCGTCGGTGGACAGTACTACGATCTCTATGCCAAAGCTGAGTCAAAAGAGAATGATTTCCATCCGATAAAGCTTCCCTGGGACGTGCACCCTGAGCGCGACGAGGCGTGGTTTGAAAGGGAGTCAAAGAACATGACTCCCCAGCAGATTGCGCAAGAGCTCCTTTGCGACTTCTCAGCGTCAGGCGACACATTTCTGACTATCGATGACATCGACTACCTTCGCACGATGATCAGAAATCCCATCGAGAAATGGGGACCAGAGATGGGAGTCTGGGTTTGGAAGTATCCGATGCCAGGCCACTCGTATATTGTCTCTGCTGACGTGGCCAGAGGAGACGGCGCAGACTACTCAACCTTCCACGTCATAGACGCTAGTGAGTCTGAAGTAGTTGCAGAGTTCAAAGGAAAATCTCCGCCAGATCAGTTTGCAATCGTGCTCAACGAAGCTGCGCTCCGCTATAACAAGGCAGTCCTCTGTCCAGAGAGCAACACTTACGGATACGCCCTTTTGATGAAGCTGGCAGAGCTACGCTATCCAAACCTCTATTTTGAGAAGCAGAGCGACAAATATGCGGTCTTGTATGGTAACGGGTCCATATCAAAAGCAGGATTTTCCACACAGGGACCGTCAAGAGCAAAGATCCTTACCAAGCTTGAAGAGATAGTCAGGAACAAGAATCTTCGCATATACTCTTCTCGACTATATGATGAGATGAAGACTTTCATCTGGAAGAATAACAAAGCCCAAGCAATGAAAGATAAGAATGACGATCTAGTCATGTCTCTTGCGATAGGTGTGTGGCTCTATGAAGTGACACCTCACAATAAGCAAGCGGTGGACATCAACGCTGCGATTCTCAAGGCCATGTCTGTGAACAGGGGCTCAACAGGAGAAGCACTAGATCCACTCTTGACTTACGCTGCAAAGACTGGAAAGCCTGTAGTTTGGACTGGAGAGCTCGGAATTCCAGGACCCGACAGTGCGACCAAGAAGTCAATAGGACCAGTTGACTTTGGTTGGCTATTCAAGTAGTACTTTATGTCTGGAGTTCCGTGGTGATATTTACAACATCAGAGTGGGTTGATGGCAGATAACCAAGCAGGGCTCTTTAGAAAGCTTACACAATTGTTCAGGTCAGGCCCGACAATCAAGAGAAGGGTCAGAGACTTTGATTCTAAGTCTGGGTCAGCCACAAGCTCACTTCAGTCATTTAGGCGCGCTCATAGCGACGTTTATACTAGCACCATGAGCGCGTATGGCTCATTCGATAGAATGGCAAGGTACTCAGACTTCTCGGAGATGGAAGCAACTCCTGAGATTGCCAGTGCGCTTGACATTTACGCAGAAGAGAGTGCTGCCAGTGACGAGCGTGGTACAATCTTGCATATTCATTCTGACAATAGGAAAATCAAGGAGCTTCTTGACACCCTGTTTATTGACACGCTGAATATCAATTTCAACTTGCCAATGTGGGTCAGGAACCTGTGCAAATATGGTGACTTTTTCATCTTCAACGATGTTTCTCCTGAGTTTGGAGTCATCGGAGCTTATCCGATACCAATTTCTGAGATCGAAAGAGAAGAGGGATTTGATCCGAAGGACCCGACAGCCGTAAGATTCAAGTGGATGACACAGGGAAACCAGACTCTAGAGAACTGGCAGGTCACGCACTTCAGGCTGCTTGGAAATGATGCATTTTTACCATACGGATCATCGGTACTTGAGTCAGCAAGGAGAATTTGGCGTCAGCTCATCCTCATAGAAGATGCAATGCTGGTGTATCGCGTAATCAGGTCACCCGAGCGTAGGGTTTTCTACATTGACGTGGGCAATGTGCCTCCTGAGAACGTTGCAGAGTACCTCGAGCAGGCAAAGAACTCGCTCAAGCGATCTCCTGTAGTCAATAAGACTGATGGGCGCGTCGATTTGAGGTTTAATCCTCTTTCAGTTGATGAAGACTACTTCATTCCTGTGCGCGGAGGAGATTCAGGCACAAAAATTGACACTCTTGCGGGTGGTCAGAACACCACTGCCATCGAAGACGTTGAGTATATCCAAAAGAAGCTATTTTCAGCTCTCAAGGTGCCAAAAGCGTACCTTGGATATGACGAAATGTTGAGCTCGAAGGCAACTTTAGCTCAAGAAGATATCAGATTCTCAAGAACTATCACAAGAATACAGAAGACTATCATTGCTGAGATGAATAAACTCGCAATGGTGCACTTGTATGCGCATGGTTTTGAAGGGGAGCAGCTCATCGACTTTGAGTTGAAGCTCAGCAATCCATCTTCAGTCGCCCAGCAGCAAAAGCTTGAGCTGATCAGCACCAGGTTTGATATCGCAGGTAAAGCACCAGAGGGCTTAGTTGATAGAAAGTGGATCCGCAAGAACATCATGGGATTCACGGAAGATGAGATTAAGGACATAGAAGAGGGGCGCAAGGAAGACAAGAAGAATGACGCTGGTGTAGAAAGTGCAGGCCAAGCTCCGGCTGGTGAAGCTGCAGGAGGCGGTGATGCCGCAGGTGGTGGTGAAGCTGCCGGCGGAGGCGAGGCTGCCGGAGGTCTATTCGCTGGCGATAGAAAGTCAGGAACAGTGCTCTCGGCTAACCCAATTAGGCCTTCTGGAAAGTCTAGGTTCAGAGAAGCTGATTCTGATGAGGACAGCTTAGATGAAGAGGACGACGATGTTGTTGTCCACCTGTCAATGAAGGATGATGATGCTCCAGTCAAGGTTGATAGGATGGTCAAAAACATCTGGAATGAGCCTATGAGCAAATCTAGAAAGAAGACTGGCGGCCCTGGAAAGACGCACATGCCAGATTTTGCTAGTATGACAGGTGCAGGACGGAATACCAGGAGTAGAAACTCTATCAATAAGCCGTTTGGCGAAGACCCTATGAAAAATCCTTTCTCTGAGGCTCTTGAAAGTGAGCTCTCTAAGCAGTTTGGAAGCAATGTCCCATCTGAAAAGCCAAGACTTGACAGAGGCATGGTCTCGACCCTCAATCAGCTCAAGGGAAGTATAGATATAAGAACAAGAGGCGTCCTGGCAGAGGACGTTGAAAATGGATTCGATTTAGATTTCGAAGACAAAGAGAGTGATGATGGCTAAACACAATAAGAAGCGCAACGTTGGAATCATCTATGAGCAGCTCTTGCTCTCTATGTCCAGCGCGATTGTTGAGAACGATATGACCAAGGTCGAAGCGATCAAGGGCGTAATCAAGAAACACTTCAAGCAGGGAACTGAGCTATACAGGGAGTTCAGGCTGTTCAACGCGCTGGTGAAGACCACGGTTCCATCTGACTCTCTTGCGGCCAGAATCTTGGAAGAGTCCATGAAGGCATCGAGGAACCACGATCCAGTGCGCCTTGAGAGAGAAAAGTCCCTACTGATCAAGGACATCAACTACATCATCAATGAGTCGAGCTTCTACGATCAAAAGGTGAACGCTTATAAGTCTTATGCCACGATACAGACTCTTCTTAACAACTGGCGTGGACAGAGCCCAGATATTGCAATCACTGCCGAGTATGAGTCGAAGGTGTTTGGCATGCTACGCGAGCAGAAGTCAGTCCAGGAGCTCAGCAAGGAGCCAAAGGCTGACAAGCTTACACTACGGATAATGCAAGAGAAGTTCAATAAGAAGTATGGCTCCATCCTGAACGAGGAGCAGTCTGAGCTGATGAGATCGTACATCTTTGGAGATGGCACCAGGGCCAGAAAGATTATGGGATCAATCAAGGAGTCTGCTGAAAGGAGCTTAAACACATACAAGAGAGAGTGCGGAAATAAGGTCTTGCTTGAGAAGATTGACAGGGTTGAGTCGGGAGTGAAGTATCTCGATGAGAGCATCCTCGATGACGATCAAGTATCAAGGTTCCTGCTGCTCTCGAAACTCAAGGATGAGATATTGGAGTCAAAGGATGCAGAATAACCTAAAACTGATCACGGATTGGGCTCCATTTGAGTACACCGTAAGCCAGATCAAGGAGTCCCGTGAGAAGAACGGCGGCAAGATTGTGATGAAGGGGATCTTGCAGAAGTCTGACACCCTGAACCAGAACGGCAGAGTCTATCCAAGAGTGATTCTGGAGAGAGAAGTCAGGAACTACCAGAAGTTCATCAAGGAAAACCGCGCACTCGGTGAATGTGATCACCCTGAGTCTTCGGTAGTTGAGCTCAAGAACGTCTCGCATATTGTGAGAGAAGCCCACATGGATGGAGATGTATGCTACGGCATTGTCGAGCTTCTAGACACTCCATCGGGAAAGATCTTGCAGAGCCTCGTTGAGTCTGGTGTCACACTAGGAATCTCTTCTCGCGGCGTGGGTTCCACAAAGCGCGAGGGAGACTACCAAGTTGTGCAAGATGACTTTCAGCTCATCTGCTGGGACTTTGTCTCAGAGCCATCAACTCCAGGCGCCTTCATGATGCGAGAAGGTGTTGAGGTCTCACGCCGAGATCTCAACAGGGTCTTCAATAAGTCAGATAGAATCGACAGGATCTTCAATGACATCCTGGATTGGAAGAAATAATGTCTATAAATTGGGCCAACGTCAATCACAACTACGTTCCTGAGTACCAACAGTCAGTCGTGCCATATGTGACTTCCTCGGTCACAACTGCAAACGGAATAACCTCAGTAGAGTTTCCTTATGTGACAAGGTGGATTGTTGTAAGCAACCAGGGCACTAGTGCTACGAGAGCAGTGGCAGACAACCTCGCGTTTGGGTTCTCAGTCACTGGGTCTTCTACTGGAAACAAGTTCATTGTTCAAGCTGGCCAGACAACCCAGAGGCTCGAAGTCAAGTGCACCACTCTGTTCTTCTCTGGCTCTTCTGCGGCGGTGCCCTTCAGCATTCTTGCGGGTCTTACTAACATACCTGCTGGAAATCTTCCAGCCTTGAGCGCCTCTAACGGCGTGGCGGGAGTTGGCTAAATGTCTAGGATCTCGCGAGAAGATCTCAAGTCAATAGTCAAGGAGTGCCTTGTTGAAATACTCAGCGAGGGGCTCGTCTCAAGCGCAAATAAAGTGAATGAGTCTAAGTCTGCAAAGTCTGCTTCACAGCCACGACACAGCGTCCAGAATAAGATGCCTGACCAAGCTGAATTCAGGAAGAAGCTGGCTGAAAACGTCAGAGTTGGTCCGCCTCAAGTGAATCACGCAAAGAATATTGCAAAGGTCACAAGTGACCCGATTCTTGCAGAGATACTTGCAGATACCGCAAATACAACACTTGTGCAGATGATCCAAGCTGAAGGTCGCCAGCCAGTAGCGGGACCAGCTGACTCTGCCACGATGAAGGTCATGAATTCTGATCCCATGGATCTCTTCGAGGGCGCAGGAAGCTGGGCCGATCTAGCATTTGCCCCAAAGAGGGGAGGCCCTCTCTAACTAATGTCAGATTCTCCCCCAGGAGAATATGTAGTTTTGCTGTTTAGCAGGAGTATCAATGTCAAGCAACGCAAGAACACTAACCCCCGCACTTCTTCGAAAGATTGTTCTCGAAGAGAGGGCCAAGCTCATGGAAGTTCTCGAGACCGGCAAGGAACACCCCGAGGATGTCACGCCAGACGAGACGGACGCCGATGGTTATGCAGGCACCCTTGAGAAGGACATCGACCACTACAAGGCTCTAAAGATCCACGAGGCTCGCCTCCGCAGGCAGCTTGGTAAGATCTCTGAGGCCAAGTCACGCCTCGGACGTAAGATCCGTAGAAACGCTTAATCTGGAGTAAATTATGCCAACAGGAATACAGGGAACAGTGCAGATTGTCCGCAATGAGGACACCGCACTATCAAAGTCGAACACAGCAACAATAAAAGCCTGCTTTCCTGCTAACCCCGTTGGCGTGGAAGAGCCACTTACTGTTGCCGCAAATAGGCTCGAGAGCAAGCTCCACCAAAATTACCAAACAAACGTTCTTGATGCTGACGTTGAAAACAGCCTGTTTGGTGGCACCGTGAGCATGGACTACTCTAAGAATGGAGCTCCCGACTGGGGAGATGTTGCGACAGGCGCAGGTGGACTTCCAGGGTCAACTTGGGTTCCGAACCCAGTTTCACCCGGACCAGGAAGCATCAATCCTGCAGACAAGGGGGCAGCACCAGAAGGCTACGGTACAACCGCCACAGACTCTTCTTATGGAGTCTACGCGACCTCTCCAGCCGGAGCTCCTTCTGAGGCGTCGAAGAAGCAGTCAGCTTCTAAGCTAGGCGACTACTTGTCAGGTAAGTCAGCAGGATCGAGGTAACGTGAACCACTACTTCAGGGACAGCAAGGGTATCCACTCTGTCTCTGGAAAGGGCCACGCTAACAACATACCAAACGCCTCTGACGCGAGGACGGACCTGGGTTATGGGACGCTTAAAGCAAAGTTCCATAACCCTCGTTCGTATTTCCAATATGACTACACTGAATCTCCAGCAGAAGATACTGAAGCTGCCGATGAAATAGACGATGAAACGTATGAAGCAGTGCTCACCCGTCTCTCTTCTTATAATCCTGGAGATCCTTACGCAAAGAACAAGGTCAACCCGTTCACGCTTGCAGGTGCAGCAACAAAACTATCGGAAACTTCTACCGCTAAAGGAATGGTTCCTTTTCCAAGAATGTACCAAGGACGCCAGGCTGTTGCTGGCGGTACCGCACCGATGTATCCGCAAGGACCAACTGACGGTTTCACATCAAGAATCAGGCCAACTGGCACTAAGCGAGGTTTTTCCTCTGCCCCATATCCAGAATTCGAAGACTGCGATGAAGATCCAATGTCGCTGTCAGATATCATGGAAAAGGACCTAGATGATGAACACCTTGACGATATCTTGAGGAAAACCCTCAAGGTCACATCTCAGAATCGCAGGTAGCAAGGAAATCTTCTGCTGCGCGTAATAGATAATCTACAGAAATTCTTTTGAGGACGGAATGAGCATCAACATATTCCAAGAAGCAGTCATTGAGGCGAGGCAGCTCAGAGAGCTAGCTGAGAGCAATGCAAAGAACAAGATCCTCGAGGCAGTGACCCCGAGGATCCAGAGGCTCATCGAGGCCGAGCTAGTCGGCGACTCTGACTCTGACGAAGCAAGCGATTCCATGGACATGGAGATGCCCGATGAGGCGACTCCTGAGCCTGAAACAACTGGCGGAGAGTCAATTGATCTCTCCAGCCTAGCCATGCCCTCCGCAACTGACTCGGGATCAAAGCTCTCGATATCAGTGCAGGGCGATCTCAATCTCAATGTTGAGGGTGACAAGTCGAACAAGAACCTGATCCTGAGTAAGGAGAGCCTAAACAGGTCTTCGGCCAAGTCTCGAATCCTCAAGTTAGCTGGCAAAGTTATCAATCTCCAGGAAGCGCTCAAGGGAGTCGATCTCCGCAGAGTGTCTTCTACCGAGAGGAAGACAGCAATCCTGTACTATGGCAGGCTGCTACACGAAATGGCAACTTTGCTGAATAGCAGTATAGTTATGACAGAGTCGAAAGGCTCTAGGCTCAAGAGACTTTTGAACGCAACACTTTTGGAGATTAAGACAATGGCTAACAGAAGAGATACAGCGGCTTTCAGGAAGCTGTTCCTTGAGATGGTCGGCAATGAAGGTATGCACGGCGAGGGCATGCACGGTGATGAGGGCATGCACGACGAGATGTACGAGGCCGACGACGAAGAAGAGGGCGGTGACGAGCTCGATCTCGGCGACGAGGAAGAGGGCGGTGATGAAGAGGCAGGTGGCGATGTTGATGTCGACGCCGTGAAGTCTGCCGTTGAGCAGCTCGCCTCTGCAGTCGGCATGGAAATCGGCGGCGGTGAGGAAGAGGGCGGCGAAGAGGGCGAGGAAGAGACGGTCGAAGAGGCTGTCCGCCGCGCCACCCGCCAGCTTGTCGAGGCCCGCAAGAAGTCTGAGGCTGCCAAGAAGAAGGAAGCCGACAAGAAGAAGAAGATGAAGGAAGCCGACAAGAAGAAGGAAGCTGCCAAGAAGAAGGAAGCTGCCAAGAAGAACGAGACCCGTTTCC